GAGGAGTTAATAGGGGAGGAGAACATAGGGCTGGCGTAGGCGACCCCGGCACAGGTCCGCGTGCGCGAGCCGCCCGCAACGATTGCCAACAGCAACGGGTAAGGGGAGAATCACAGCCATGCCACCCCGGGCCCGGCCAGACCTCACCGCCACCAGGCAATGGGTCGCACTCCGGCAACGCTGGGCCGGCCAACTCCCCGTCGACTGCATCCGCTGCGGCCAGCCCGTCCAACCCTGGGACACCTGGGACCTAGATCACGCAGGGCTACCACGAGTACTCGGCGGCAAAGAAGACCACGGCGCACGACCAGCCCACGCAGCCTGCAACCGCGAAGCCGGCGCACGACTCGGAGCCGAACTGCAAGCCATCGGCGCAGCCGCCATGCGCGCCTACCTCACCGGCGACAACGCCACCCAAGCCGGGCAAGCCGCCGCCGCCCGCGCCATCGCAGCCGACCACGCCACCCCGACCAGCCCACCACCACCACGCAGACGGCGACGCAAGGCCACAAACACAAACGCAGACGACGCAGACGGCGACGCAGAAACCGCTGCGGAAACGGCTACGCAGAGCCAGTTTTTGGGTGAGCCGGCCGGCCAGGGAGCCCCGCGCTCTGGACAAATCTCTCCCCTAGGGTCGCCGCAGACGGAGCTTGGCTGGTCCCCGCCCGCTGCGGGCGGGCCGGCCCTAGGGGAGTCAAACAAGTTGCCGGGGGCAACGGTTGGTCTGTTCGGTTCGATCGAGTCCCGGTTAGTTGCCGAAGGCACCGAACCTGACCCGATTACCCCGGGTCCGTCCGATAGCGTCTGGGATCAGTGCCCGTGGCTGGATGATCTGCGGGATGTGCCGAAGGATGCGAGCTGGCCCCGGCTGATGACGGGGCCGCACCCGCAGGCGGTGGGCTCCTACGGCGGCGAGGCGACGAAGTGGTTGCGTGAGGACACGGGTTTGCGGCTGCGTTGGTGGCAGGAGTTTTGGATCACGCGGGCGCTGGAGTGTGACGCTGACGGCGCGTTGGTGTGGATCGACGTGCTGTCTTCAACGGCTCGGCAGGTCGGCAAGTCGGTGGGTGTGCGGGGTGTGGCGTTGTGGCGGCTGCAACAGGCGGGGAGGTTCGGTGGGGAACAGTTGGTGCTGCACACCGGGAAGGATCTGCCGGTGTGCAAGGAGGTGCAGCGGCCGGCGCGGGTGTGGGCCCGGTCGCATGCCGGCTACGGGGTGCGGGAGTCGAACGGGTCGGAGGAGATCTCGACTGACGACGGGTCGCGGTGGCTGGTGCGGGGTAAGGGTTCTGTGTACGGCTACGCCGCGTCGGTGGGGTTGGTGGATGAGGCGTGGGGTGTCGCGTCGGAAGTGGTGGAGGACGGGATCGAACCGACGCTCGGGGATCGTTGCTCAGCGCAACTATGGTTGATTTCGACTGGGCATCGCCGGGCGTCGTCGCTGTATCCGTTGCGTAGGGCAACGGCTATCGGGGAGATGAGCGAGCCGTCCACGACGCTGATGATCGAATGGTCCGCACCCCGGACGGCGAGCATCGATGACCGGGAGGCGTGGCGGCTCGCGTCGCCGCACTGGACCCCGAACCGGGCGCGGCTGCTGGAGTCGAAGTTGCGGCGTGCTGAGCGTGGCGTGTCCGACGACCCGGACGAAGACGACCCGGTGGAGGCGTTCCGCTCTCAGTGGTTGAACATTTGGCCGGCGCGGCGGGAGGCGCTGACGGGCCGCGACGAGCCGCTGGTGACCGACCCTGACCTGTGGTCGCAGGCCAGCAACCTGTACGCCGAGCTGCCGGAGCGGCTGTACATCGCGGTGGAGGACTGGTTTGGGATCGGCGCTGCGGCGGCGGTGGCCGGGGTTTGTGAGGATGGCCGGATCATGGTTTCGGGTGCGACGTTCCATGATCGGGGTGAGGCGTGTGCGTGGGCGGCGTGGATGGCCCGGTCGCATCCGCACTCGGTTTTGTTGCTGGGGGCAAGCATTGCCGATGATGAGGCGGTCCAGCAGATCGAAGTGGCTGCGACCGAGACACGCGGCCGGGCGGAGACACGGCAGGCGCTGCCGAAGGTCCGGGAGCTGGTGAACGCCGGCCGGGTCATCCATGACGGGGGAACCGAGCTGACGACGCAGATTGTCGGGATGCGGGTACTGCCAGGCTCGGAGGGTGGCCTGTCAGTGTCTCCCCGGTCGCCGCGTTCCGACCTGGCCAGGTCGGCTGCCTGGGCTGTCCACGCGGTTGCGACGCAGCCGGTGCCGCTACCGTTCTTTGTACATTAGATGCCGGAGGCAACGAATGGCGACTAGGGCCGACGTGGCGAGGCGGGCGCGGGCGCTGCCACGGGTGGCCGGCCGGCAGCACGCAAGGATGTTGCCTCGGGCAACGTATGCGACGATGCTCGGGGAACTGCCACCGGTCGGAATGTTGCCCCCGGCAACCGAAGCCGAAGTCATGAGCCTCCCACCGTTCGGGCGCGGTGTGGCCCTGCTCGCCAACGCGGTTGCCTCCACAGAGTGGTACGCAGCCAAGTGGGATGCCGACCTTGGAGTGTCGGTGCGGCTGCCAGACCAGCCTGCTGTGTTGGCCGACCCCGACCCGTACACGACCGCCTGGCACTACAAGTGGGCCGCGACCGAAGACGGGATCCTGTGGGGGAACCATTTCGCGCTGTACGGGGAACCCGACTACCGCACCCTGCGGGCCGGCTGGCTGGTGCCGATCGCTGCCGACTCGGTGTGGATCCTGCAGGACAACGTCAACCCTGCGGTCTGGCAATGGGTGGTCGGCGGGATCGTGTTCGACCCCGACGAGCTGCTACACGTTGCCTTCGGCAACCGTTCCGGGGAGGTTCTGGGCCGGGGTGTGCTGTCGCAGTACGGCGAATGGCTCGGTGGAGTCGTCGCGGGCGAGGCTCACTCAGCCGGGTACTACTCCGGTGGCGCGCTGCCGCCCGCTGTCATCACGTCCCCGCAGATCCTCACCCAAGGCCAGGCCGACGAGCTGAAAGCCAAATGGTGGTCGATGGCCAGCACCCGGGAACCGGTTGTGCTGCCGTCCGGGTACACGCTGACCCCGATCGTCTCCAGCGCCGAACAGGCTCAACTGGTGGAGTCCCGCACCTGGAACGCGGAAATGGTTGCGATGGTCCTCGGGATCCCGCCATGGAAGCTCGGGCTGCAGGGCCCAACCATGACCTACAGCAACGTCGAGACAGCCGACATCGATTTCGTTCGTGACTCGGTGGACCGCTACGCCGGGCCACTGTCGGCCAGCTACACGAAGTGGCTCATGCCGCGTGGCATCGAAGTCATCTGGAACTACGCCGGCCGGATGCGGGCCGACGCGAAAGGGACCGCCGAAGTGCTCGCCGCGCTGGTCGGTGCGGGGATCCTCACCGCCGACGAAGCCCGGTCGGTGCTCAACCGTCCCCCGCATGCCGCCGCGATCACGGCAGGGTCCACGCCGGCCGGTGTGCCGGAGCTGACACCCGGCGCGGTCCGATAGGGAGACGAGGCAATGAATCTCACGGTGCAACGCTCGTTTGAACCCGAGCTGATGGACGTGGCCGAAGGCCGAACGCTGATGCTGCGGCTCGTGCCGTACGGGGTGCCGACGATGGTCCGCGACATGACCCCGGCCGGCGACTGGGGCCGGCCATACCGGGAAGGGTTCGACCCCGGGGCCATGTCCGATGCCATCGGCAACCACATCACCGAGCGGATGCGGATGGCGTTGACCGCCGGGCACTCAGACGACCCGTGGCGCGACGTGGGCCGGGCAACCGAGCTGACCGAGGACGACTCCGGCGCGTACGGCGCGTTCGTGGTCGATGAATCCTCGTTCGGGGATCACCTGTTGGCGAAGGTGCGAACCAGGCAATGGCGCGGCGTGTCCGTCAAGGCCGTTGTCAGGGCCAGCCGGAAAGATGCTGACGGCATCGTCTGGCGTACCAAAGTGCATCCCATCCACGCAGCGATCACCGAGCACCCGGCATACATAGACGCGCAAGTGCTGGCGCTGCGTGCCCTCAGCAGTGGCTCAGCTACGCCGCTACTGGATGCTTGGCTGGACAAGTATCCGTTGCCTGATGCAACATCGACCTAGTACGCCGCACCCCTAGAGGCAACCGGTATCGCGTGGCACCCCTCGCCTAGGTCGCTTGGCACCCCTCGCCCGGAAGTAAGACCCATGGCACCCGGCTCGTTCCCTGACCATGTCTGGATCGGTGCCGGAGGCAACCGTGAGTGCGTACCTGCAGCAACTGACCGAGAAGGCCGACGAGATCACTCGCGGCATCGTGGAGATCGAAGAGGCAGCCGCCAACGAAGGCCGCGACCTCACCGAAGACGAGTCGCTGGCCATCGCCCGTGAGGACGCTGAGCGCGACAAGCTGCTGCCGGTGATCGAGCGGCACCAGGAGTTGGCGAACAAGGCCGCGAAGGTCGCCACCATCCGGGCGCAGGTCCCGACCCGGCCCACCGCGATCCGGGTCAACGAGCCGCCGCCGCAGTACGACATTTGCAGGGAGTTCCCGTCTGCCGGCCACTACGCGGCCACCCTGCACCGGGCGCTGGTGCGGAAGGACCCGGAGGCTATCGCCGCGATCGAGCGGGCCACTGCGCACCAGACGACCGACGATAACCCGGGCATCATCCCCAGGCCGATCGTTGAACCGCTGATCAACCTGCTGGACGGTTCCCGGCCGCTGATTGCCTCAGTCCCCAATCACCCGGCCCCAGCGATGAAGTTCGACCGGCCGCGTGTGGACCAACACGTAGAGGTCCAGAAACAGACCGCAGAGAAGACCGAGACCGCCTCGCAGGAAATGAAGATCAACCCGGTGGCCGTGTCGCTCGACACGTGGGCCGGGCACGTCAACATCTCCAAGCAAGATCTGCGCTGGAGCCAGCCGTCCATCCTGCAGGTCATCTTCGATGACTTCACCCGCATGTACGGCCGGCGCACCGACAACGACGCGTGCGCAGAGTTCCCGGCCGCGATCACCGCCACCGCTCCGCTGGTGGACTACACGATCGCTGCCGTAGACAAGTTCCTGCGGGACGCTGCCGGCGACATCCTCACGATCTCCAACGATGCCGTCATCGACACCATTTGGATGAGCACTGACGTCTGGTCTGGTCTGGGCGGATCTCGCACCAGCACCGGGATCCCGGCGTTCAACCTGCCGTTGACCGGTGGCGGCGACGTCCTCGGTCTGAAGCCGGTACTGGATCCGCACTTTGCTCCGCAGACACTGATCGTCGGGCTGGCTGAGGCGGCTGAGTTCTGGGAGGACATCGAAGGTTTCCTCACCGTGGACGAGCCCAACGTGTTGGGCCAGCTCGTCGGCTACGCCGGGTACTGCGATTTCGTTGTGCTGCAGCCGGCCGCGTTCCTGAAGGCCAGCGGGCTTCCGGTGCCGACCGGGGCCGGGGCCGCTGCGGCTGACGACTCCAAGCGCTCGGCGCGCCGGTAACGGCAGAAGCCATGACGACCCGGCCAGATCTGGCGGAGGTTCGCGCCTACATGCGGTTGCCTGTGGCAAGCGTGTCAGACGTGGACCTCCAACGGATCTATGACGCGGCAGTGGAGGATGAGTCAGCCCGGTGCACCGTGCCGGCCGACCCGGCCGCGTACCCGCCGGCGCTGGCCATGGCGTTTATGCGGATGATCCAACGTGAGGTCGCGCTGCGGAACATGCCGCTGGGGATGTTGGGCCCCGACGCAGCAGAGTTCTCACCAACCCGGGTGCCGTGGCTCGACAGCCAGATCGAATACCACCAGCGCGCCTACCGCCGAATGGTGCTCGGATGATCCGTGACGACATAGCCGCTGTGCTGTCCACCGTGGAGGTTGCCTGGGGCACCGAAATGGTGCCCGTCAGCGGATTCCCCTATGAGCTGGAACCGGGGAGCTGGCAGGCGTGGAGTGGATGGCCGGTGTGGCGGGACACGACCTGGCTGACTGCCTGCGTAGACCAGCACCGCTGGTACGTCTACGTGGCCGTCCCCTCCGGCACACCCGACACGGTTGCGGTAGCCGAAGACTCGCTCCGCGAACCGTGCCGGCTGGCACTGACGAAAGTGGGTCACGTCGAACTGGTCGAACCTGCCACGTTGGTTGCCGTTGACAACAGTGCCACCATGCCCGCGCTTCGCTACACACTCAGCACGTAAGGGAGATACGTCGATGCCTCCGAAGGTAACCAAGCTAGGTCCGGGCACGCTGACTGTCGGACCGACCGCAAGCGTCATGGATGTGTCCTGCCAGGTCCAGAACGCGGTAGTCGCGTGGTCGGCTGACACCGAAGACGACCTGAAGGTGTTGTGCGGCGACACGGTGCCCGGTGCCCGCAACTACAGCTCAACGATCTCCGGCACCATGCTGGAGGATCTCGAAGCGGGTGGGTTCGTCGAGTACACGTGGACCCACAAGGGCGAAACCGTGGACCTGACCTACACGCCCAACACTGAGCAAGGCGCGACAGTCACCGGCCAGATCGTGCTGGACCCGCTGGACGTCGGTTCCACCGAGGACTACGGCACGAACATGTCGTCCGATTTCGAATGGGCGTTCGTCGGGGATCCCACGCTGACCCCCGGCACTGCCGGTGGCGCTGCTGCCGCCGCCGCACCGGAGTCCGTTGCCAAGAGCATGAAGGCTGCGGCGCGGTAACCCATGCCCGGCCCTATCGTGCGCGTCGAAGGTGCGAGGCAGCTCCGGGCCACACTCCGCAAAGCCGGAGACGACCTGGGAGACATGCAGCGTATCCACGCGACCGTGAGTCGCATCGTGGCGGCACGAGCGGCCAGCAACGCACCGAAGGTGTCCGGGGCCCTCGCCGGGTCCGTACGGGGCTCACAGGCGAAGACACGAGCGATCGTGCGGGCCGGTGGCGCTCGTGTCCCGTACGCCGGCCCGATCCACTGGGGCTGGCCACGGCGCAACATCGCCGCGACCTTCTTCGCCAGCCGGGCAGCCACCGACACCGAGCCGACCTGGCTGCAGTACTACATGCGGCAGGTCAAGCAAGTCATTGCCACAGTCAAAGGAAAGTGAGAGCCGTGTCTGATGTGAAGCTGACCGCGCCACGGATCCGGGTGCTGCGTGGCGACCCTGCCTCCCCGGAGATTCTGGAACTGCAGACCATCCACGTCGATCTCGTGATGTGGGACCGGACAGCGCAGCGCCAAAAGTGGCCGGCCGCACAGGATGCCCCGGTGATGTGGGCCGGGTTCGTGGCCTGGCACGCAGCGAAACGAACCGAAGCGATCCCCGCCGATGAAACCTACGAACGGTGGGAAAAGACGATCCTGGAGGCCGCTGCCGTAGGCACCGAAGAGGCGGACCCTACCCAGCCGGGTCCCGAGCCCGACTGATCTGCGAGCTGGCCGTCATGTCGGAGCGCGTCATACCTGAGCCGCACTGGTGGGACGTGGACGACGCGACACTAGCGACCGTGCTGGAGCTGCTGGCCGAACGTGCAGAGGCGCAGGACCGTGAGACACGAGCACTGAAACGGAAGTGAGGATCTGATGGGTCGGCCAGCGATTCTCGCCATCCAGATCATCGCGGACGCGAGCAAGGCACAGAAGGGACTCAACCAGACCGCGTCCGGTGTGGAGCGGTTCGCCACCGGGATGGGGAAGGCAGCCATCCCCGCCGCGATCGTCGGCGGCGCGTTGATTGCCCTAGGCAAGCATGCGCTCGGGGCAGCGTCTGATCTGCAGCAGGCGACCGGCGCGGTCGAATCGGTGTTCGGGTCGCAGTCGGCTGCCGTGATCAAATTCAGCCAGACCAGCGCCGAGCGGCTCGGCATCGCACAGTCCGCCTACCAGCAGTACGCCGCTGTCACTGGCACGGCGCTGCAGGCCGCTGGGATGTCTGCCGCGCAGGCCGTGGGTGAGACAGACAAGCTGATGACCCGGGCTGCCGATCTCGCGGCCACGTTCGGTGGCACCACAGCGTCGGCCATCGAAGCTATCAACGCTGCCGTCAGCCGCTCGGAGTTCGACCCGCTCGAAAAGTACGGCATCAGTCTCAACATGGCGGCAGTGAACGCCGAGCTGGCCAAACGCGGACAGGACAAGCTGACCGGGTCCGCTGCCGCCACAGCGAAGCAGGCCGTGATCCTTGAGCAGATCTACGGCAAGTCGGCGAAGGCGGCCGGCCAGTTTGCCCGCGAGTCCGACAGTGCCGCAGGCGCGCAGCAGATCGCCACCGCCCAATGGGAGGATGCGCAGGCCGCGCTGGGTGAGGCGTTGCTGCCGGCCATGACAGCCGCATCGCAGGCGCTGGCCGACATGGCGAAGTTCGCCCAAGCCAACACCGGGGCAGTCCAGGCGCTGGTTGGTGTGATCGCAGGCCTCGCCGCTGCCGTCCTGGCCGTCAACGCCGCGTTGAAGGTTTACGCCGCGTGGCAGGTTATCTCCACCGCCGCCACCAAACTCGCCAACTCCACCACCGGGATCACGATCCGGCTGAAGGCCATGGAAGCCGCCGCGTGGGTCGCCTCCAAAGCAAAGATGGTTGCCAGCACAGCGGCCACCCTGGCGGCTGCTGCCGCCCAATACGTGCTAGACGGTGCCTTCCTGGCCTTCCCGCTGTTCTGGATCATTGCCGGGCTCGCGCTCGTCGCGGTGGCGTTCGTGGTCCTGTGGAAGAAATCGGAGACGTTCCGGGCCATCGTGCTGGCCGTCTGGGCTGCAGTGAAGGTCGCAGCACAAGCCGTTGCCTCATTCATCGTGTCCGCCTGGCGGTCCGTGTGGTCGGCAATCTCCACCGCAGCGAAGGTGTTCGCTGCGGTCGCCAGCGCCGTATGGAACGTGATCGGTGCCGTGGCACGGGCCGTTGCCTCAGTCATCAAAGGCTATTTCACGGTCCTGTTCGCCGCGCTGCGGCTCTACCTGAAGGTCTGGCAACTGGCCTTCACCGTTGCGTTCACCGTGATCCGGGTCATCGCCGGAGTCGTCGCGCAGATCGTCAAGGCGCTGTGGTCGGCTGTGTTTGGCGCGCTGTCCTCGTTCGCCAACAAACACAAGGCGCAGGTTCTGGCCGTGTTCAACGCCATCCGGGCCGTGGCTTCGGCAGTCGGTAGCTTCATCCGGTCCGTGTGGTCGGCCATGTGGGGTTTCCTGCGGACACAAGCCGCCGGCGCCAGGTCTGCCGTGTCCGCAGCCTTCAACGCCATCAGGTCCATCGCGTCGTCGGTCGCGTCGTTCATCCGGTCTGTCTGGTCCGGGGCCATGTCCGCTGTCGGCTCGGCTGCCAGTGCCGCCCGGTCTGCCGTGGCCGGTGCCTTCAACGCGCTCCGCAGCGTGGTAGACGGCGTGGTCGGCAAAGTGAAATCGCTCATCGGGATTTTCGGCCGCATCCATGTCCCGTCGATCTCGTTCGGTGGGATCACGTCAGCCATCGACAGCGCGATAGCTGCGGTGCAACGACTGATCGACTGGCTGAACCGCATCCACGTGCCGAGCATCAAAATCCCGGGTGTCGGCAAGTCCGCGCCCGGGATGGCACCCGCGCTCGGTCCGGCCATGTTCGGTGCCTCCCCGACGATGGGCCGGGCCGCGCTGGCCGGAGGCGGCAACGTCTACATAACCGTGCAAGGCGCGGTCGATGCCGACGCGACCGCACGCCAAATCGAACGGATCCTCCGACGCAGGGGCCGGCGTATCGGAGCGGTAGACCGATGAGCCTGGCCGTCAGTGCCGCAACGCCACGAGCCGCCGCGCCCGTGGACTCGGTGAGCTGCGTCCTGTTCATCGACGGTGTGCGCGTCGCAGACACCGGAGCACAAGCCGTGGCCGGGCAGCCCGTCGCGCTGACCGGGCTGAAAGTCGCCTGGGGCCGGGACTCCACCGAAAGCCAACCCGACCCGTCCACGTGCAGTTTCGAGATCACGCAGCGGCCGGCACTCGGAACCGACGTGGCCGACCTGTTGGCACCCGGCGCGACAGTCTCAGTCCAAGCCGCAGGCCTCTACGCCATCGCCAGCGGACAAAACCTGGTCGATGACCCGTGGATGAACTGGCCGGCCGACCTGGTGCCGTCCAACCAGCCGCACGATCACGTGTACCCGGTCGGAGGCGCAACAGCGCAGCTACGGCAGATCCCCGCCGATCTCGCCGCCGGCCACCACAGCGGCGGCGGGTGCGCCGTAGACGTGACCGTTGCTGACGGCACCCAACGCATGGTCTACCTGCCGCGCCCGATCGACTCAGCCATGTGGTCCGACGTCCCCACCGTGGAGGAGGCCGGGCCGCTGCGGCGGGTGCTCGGGGTGCGGGCACCGATGGGCACCCGGATGCAGCCCCGCGCCTACGCGCTCGACCCGGCCACCCAGACACTGACAGCCGGCACGGCAGTAGGCCCGGTGATCGTCGCTGACGGCAGCAACTGGGCCACCGTGGAAGTCACCGCAGACATGGCTGCGGCCGGCTACCCGTGCCTGGGGATGGAAGTGGCCACGTCGGCAGTCACGCAGAGCTGGGCCGCGACCCCCGGCACCTGGGCCTCCCACCCTGAAGCGTGGGCGGCGATGGCCTACAGCCCGGTCCTGCCGCTGCGGGTGTGGACCGACGTTTTGGAGATCTGGACGACCCGCGATGAGGTTGCCACCCGCACCGTGCCGGTGTTCGCCGGCCGGATCACCGACGTGGAACTGATGCCCGGGCCAGACGGTGGAGTGTCCGCCCAATGCAACGCCACCGACGCGCTGTCCGAACTGGAACACCACTACATCGGAGACGTGCCCTGGCCGGTAGACGCAGCCCCGGTCCGATCCGCCCGCATCACCACAGCGGCCGGCATCCCACCAGTCACCGTGCCGGCAGCCCGGGCCACCTCGCAGCTCACCGCACGCGACGTAGACAGTCAGCCGACGCTAGGTCTGATCCGTGAACTGGCCGACTCGCTCGGCTGCGTGGCGTGGCTGCGGACCGGCTGGTACCTGGCGGAAGACGTGTGGATGGAGGACCCGTCAGCCCGGGAGGCGCTGATGATCCTGGCATTCAACCCTGACTCCGGGCTGGTCGAGATCGTTGCCGACGTCAACCAGGCCGACGCGCTGCACCTGTCCGCGTGCGACGTGTTGGAGGAGCCGACCCGGATGCGGATCGACACAGACACGCTCATCACCGTGGTGGACCTGACCTGGTGGGAGCAGACCGCACCCGACCCGACCGAGCGGCACGTGATCCGGGAAGACACGCCGGCCCGCGAAGCGTACGGGTATCGGCGGCTGGGCGTGTCCACGCAGCTCGCAGACCAGCCCACCGCGATCGAACTGGCCGACCGGATCCTGACCCGCAACAGACACTCTGAGTGGGTTGTGCCGAAGCTTGTCTGGGACACGCTGGTGGGAGGCGGCGACGCTGAGGATCTGTTGAGTCTGCTCGACTCCACCCGGCGGATCGCCGCGCCCGTCACCGTCACCGACCTGCCTGCGTGGTCCCCGATCGGTGCCTCACTCGCCACCTGGCTTGAAGGCGGAACCTATGAGTACGACGACGCATGGACATTAGAGCTGGCCGTCGCACCCGCCAGCGCTGCCGGCGCGTCCCTGATCTGGGAGCATGTGGACGATAGTTGGCAGTGGCAACAAATGGACCCGTCGATCGCCTGGCGCGACCTTATCGCTGTAGGAGGCTAGACCGATGCCGAACACGCCGCATGGCTACCCGTACCCGTTGCCGACTGACCCCGTGGCGGAAGGCGCGGCAGCGATCCAAGCGCTGGCCGAAGCGGTGGACGCGCTAGACGCACGGGTCCAGATCATCCGCAAGCCAGTCGATACTGCCCGAACTGTGGCGGCAACCGTCGCAGACCCACACCTGGTGTTCAACGCGGAGGCGAACACCATCTACCGGGTGCATGCAGTCTTGTTCTACCTGGTGGATGGGGCCAACTCATCCGTAGACGGCAGGTCCGGGCTGGGTATCCCTGCGGGGGCAACGTCGTCATACGGGGTCGAAGGACCAGACACGGCGATACCTGCCGGCGTAGGGATCACAACTTCAACCTGGTGGGCGTACCTGGCGCATGGCCCAGGCCTCTCAGCCATCAGTCACGGTGTGTCGAACCACGCGACGCTCGGGACGAAAGTCATCGTGGAAGGCATCGTGACCATCGGCGCGACTGCCGGCCCCGTGTCTATCGGCTGGGGACAGAACACCGCTTCAGCGAACGCGCTGCACCTGTGCGTGGACTCCTACCTAGAGTTTATGAAGGTGGCCTGACCCGTCCCGAACGATCCGACACTAGATGCTTGGAGCAACCAATGACCCAGACACCGGACCAGAGCCCACAGCCAACCGAGCCGTACCCGGACCCGGAAGGCGGCGCGCAGGACGACGGTGGAGAGCTGACACCGGATCCCGGGGGCAACGATGGTCGCTCAGACCAGTAGCGAGGCATGCGGCAACGCCAACAGCTACGGCAGTTGCGATAAGGGCATGTGCCTGAAGTACACCCGGACATGGCTGGAGATTCCCAGTCTGCAGCCAGACGCCATCAGCGCCTGGAACAAGGCCAACGTGAAACACCCAGGCGACCGCAACCCGCCGGCCGGCGCGCCAGTGTTCTACAAAGGTGGCCAGTACGGGCACATTGCTCTCAGCATGGGCGGCGGCAAAATCAGGTCCACCGACTGCACCAGCACATACGACGTATCGACAGTGGATCTGTCCTGGTGCGAGAACCACTGGGGCTACCCGTACCTGGGTTGGACCGAGGATCTAAACGAAGTGAAGATCCCATACTTGACCGGTGGCGCACCCACACCGGAGCCACCGGAGGAGGAAGACATGCCACTCACAGACGACGACCTGACCAAGATCGCAGGCAAGGTCTGGTCACATCGGGTCGCAGACGAATCTGTCGGAACAATCATGGTGCGGCTGAACCCGGGCACGCCGGGGATCGTGGCTGCTGTGCGCGACGGGGTGTGGGGCAAGATGTTGCCGGATGCCACCACCGGCAACGAACAGAAGGCCAGCGCTGAGAACCAGCTCCGGTACGCACGGGCGGACAGCCTCCGGGCAGCGGAGTACACAGAGACCACCAAGTCGGCCAGCGCTGCCACTGCCACCACGAGCGCGGCCAGCGTCACCGGCCCGGTACTGGCCATCGGACTCGCCGTGGCGCTCGTGATCCTTGTGGTGGCCGCGCTGGTCCACGCAACCGGTGGCGGCGGCGAAGGCCTCACCGAAGCTGAACGGCAGGTACTCACGGCCGGTGTCGGTGGCCTGCTCGCGCTGCTCGGAGCCATCGTCGGCATGCGCCGGGGCTGATGTAGCCTGCTGCCCGGCGCGGGTGCTCTGAGTGGATCGGCCCGGGGTGCCCGCGCCACCACCCCGAGAGGACCGGCAATTGAGTGACGACCTGGCCCGGCTGCTGCACGCGGCGGCGGACGAGACCAACGACGCAGCCGACCACGACGAGCTGCACGCGGCTGCCGTAGTGGCCGGCGAAGACTGGCAACTGTTGTCCCCAGACGGCGCGCACTACGTCGAACGCTGGATAGACGGCGTGGTGGCCCGCTTCCTGCCAGACGGCGACGACGACCGGCCGCGACTGAGCGCGTTCCCGGAATGATCATCCGCGTGGCTCTGGAACGTCAGCGCCTCCGACTCGCATCGGAGCCTGACGGTGCCGTAGAGGCAGTTTCAGCGGATCCGGAGACAGCCACACACCCGGCCGTGCCAGAGGCTCACAGAGGCACGCAGCGGACATGAGCGACCGGTCAACATGCCCAGCCTGCGGCGGAGCCCTGCGAGCCGAGCTGCGACCAGAGCCACTGCCGGAAGGCGAAGTCAGGCTGCACCCGTGGATCGTGTGTGAGGGCTGCGGTGTTGAGGCACGCGGCCGGTACGTGGACGAATAAACCACCTTTGGTGATGCTTCGCTTCGTCCAAGTATCACGAAAGGTAGTAAGCTAGGCAGCGAGCTGCCGACCACGGCAGCCGCTACCGAGAGGCAAGCCCAGCTCATGACCACGATCGACCAAGCATGACCGCCACCGACTGGCGGGAGAAACTGCGGGGACTGACCCCGGATGAACTGGCCACCACAGCCGTCTACACCCGAGTCTCCCGTGACCGGGAAGGCGCAGGCCTCGCATGCGAACGGCAGGAAACCGAGCTACGCGAAATGGTGGAGCGGCTCGGACTGCCACCGATCCGGCGCGTGTACCCAGACAACGACCTCAGCGCGTACAGCCTGCGGAAGCCGCGCCCGAACTACGGCGAGCTGCTGGCAGATATCGCGGCCGGCCACATCACTCACGTGGTGGCCTGGCATAGCGACCGACTCCACCGGAACCTGACCGAGCTGGAGTCGTTCTGTGCGCTGCTCGAACGCCACGGCGTGACAGTGCAGACCAAACACGGTGGCCTCATCGACCTGTCCACCCCGGGCGGACGCGCCAATGCCGGGATCCTCGGGGTGATGGCGCGGATGGAATCAGAGATCAAAACCGAGCGGATCCGGAGCAAGCACGTGCAGCTAGCGCAGAACGGCGAATTCAACGGAGGCGGCCGGCGCTGGGGGTACGAGCCCGGCATGACAGCCATCCGCGAGGA